AATAGTATCCTTTTCCAATATTCTGACAAGCTTAATTTGGTTGATTTCGCAAAAATACTCTTTTTTCTCATCCCTCTGTAATTGAGAAAGAAAATTTTGCCTAGAATTTGAGTGGAAAAATTTATTGTACTTATAGTGCTGGTTACCATCCACCTCTATTGCGAGCTTTTTATTCGCGTTGTAAAAATCTAATGTCATTCTTGTCCCAAGAACAGGAAGCTCCTCAAAAACAATATCGGAAACCCAATTTGAATATAAAAGATCCTTAACTTTCTTTTGAAGCTTACTGCGACACTTTTTGTCCCAATCGATTAAGTACTTACTAGAATTCTTGAGCTTTTGTTCTCGACCAGTTGTCGTTAAAAAGATCATGCAAAAATGTTTTCAGCAATAAATAAGTGCATAGCCTTTGTAACCTCTTCATTAGTCTCTAAGAGATCATACAAAGATTTCATTCCTTGATACTTCTCTTGAAGTTCAATGCCCCTGTCGGCAAGATATTTTATCAATTCCTCATCAAACTTAAACCAAGAAGCTGACTTCTCAATAAAGTTCCACATTAGTAGCATTTCAATAATCTCACGCTCAATCCAAATAGACTTTCCATCAGATCTACCATGCTTAATTGGATAGCGGATACGCATCCCTGTGCTCTCATTAGTAGACTTTTGGATATGAACCTTGGCGTAATGCCCAATGATTGGATTCTCTGGGCTTGGCCTTGCTTTTTGGTCTTGCAAGATCAAGTCGGCCTGATTTCTCTTTTCGAAGTTAATAATCCAGTCTGGATAGTGAAGTGCTGCATTGCCACCGCTAGAATTAGTTTGGTTGTTTGGATCACTAGCTGCATACTGACTCGTCTTAATAGTTGACCGAACCTGAGAGATCATAATACACATATGACCAAATTTACCCATCCCAAGACTAACTCGCTTTAAGAAGTCTGAAGTGAGAGAAGCACCTGCTGCAACTTTCGCTGCATCACTAGTAGTCTTCTCTAGATCAGATTTAGGAAGCAAGCCATCCATACTGTCGATGACAATGCAAAATCTTTCTTTATCTGGATTATTCCTTAGCAATTCTCTAAGGCCATCAAAAACTGTATCATAAATATTACACTCCCAGACAAGACAAGTTCCTAACTCCCAATCATCTGGATTACTTACAAATTTCAATCCAGAACGCTTTTGGATGTCTGCTGATAGGCGACCCTCCGCCTTAATATAAAGACCCTTGGTTTTCTCTACTGTCTCAAGCATGTTCTTCATAACATGTAGAGCCTCGTTTGTTTTACCTCCTTCATTACAGCCGATAAAACGCTGCAACCCAGCTCCAAGACCACCACCAATAAACTGGTCTAAAATCAAAGAGCCAGTGGAGACTATATAAGTCTTTGCAGTCTCTTCATAGTTATAATGAAAATCTTTGTTACTCTTAAAAAACTTCGACATAAATTGCGAAGTGCCGATTGTTTCTTTTGTATTTTTCTTACTCATCTAAAAAATCTCTCAGGGTTTTTCTTTTTTCGATCAATATATCTTCTCCGAATTTAAGCTTATGGTCAACCATTTTTTCGGAGTTTTTCGGCTTGTAGTAAAATTCTCTAAGCTTCTTGTCTAAGTATTTTAATCCATCTTTGGTTAAAAAATATTTTATTGACCCATCAAACTTAAATGGAGGCTTGACCTTTAATAAAAAATCAACGTCATTTTCAAAGCGCTTGAATAACTTCGTCGCTGTAATCATGTCCAGCTTATAATTTATTGAAGGCTGATTGTTCAGCATCTTCTTTATAAACTGCTGCCTCTCTCTGAAATAAGTAGGCTTTTTTGGCGTTTTTTTATGGTTTTTAAATACAAAACCACACTCACACTCTAAAGCTCTGCTAGAACATAAAGCAGAACACTTTGGACATTCCTTTTTACCCCTTGGCATAAAGGTATGCTAACATGACTTCATATCGTTTGCAACCATTTTTCTCACCAAACCTAAAAAATTTGTTTTTGGAGACCAACCCAGCTCTCTTCTAGCTAAATCAGAATCTCCTAAAAGCAAGTCTACTTCAGCGGGACGATAAAAAGCTGGGCTAATCTGAACTAAGATCTGATCTTCATGGTAATACTTCTCGTTAACACTATAGCCCTCCCATCGACACTTTTCTTTAGCAAATCCTGCGAAGTTAAAAGCCTCCTCAACAAATTCTCTAATCGAGTGCGTCTCGTCTGAAGATAGGACGTATTCTTTTGGACTCTCTTGGTTAAGCATCAGCCAAACACCATGAACGAAGTCTTCTGCATCACTCCAATCTCGCTTTGCATCCACATTTCCTAACTCAATAGGCTTAAAATCACCGATAGGGTATTCTTTTTGAATACGAGCTACATTTTTGGTGATCTTACGAGTTACAAACTCTTCTCCGCGACGAGTTCCTTCGTGGTTGAATAACCATCCTTGAATAGCAAATAAATTGTAAGAGTCTCTCCATACTTTTACCATGTGCCTCGCACTAGCCTTAGAAACACCATAAGGGCTTCTTGGCCGCAATGGGTGAAGTTCTGCCTGTGGAGAATACAAAACGTCTCCAAACTCCTCTGAGGAGCCAGCATTATAATAATGGCATTTAGGACAATGTTTGCGAATTGCCTCAAGCTGATACATTACAGCCATAGCGTTTGTGTTCATATGGTTTGCTGGTTGAGTCCAACTAACACCCACAAAAGAATTCGCTGCGAAATTAATAAAATAATCTGGCTTCTCTCTAGCGATAACATCTTCTACATTCACAGAGTCAGTAATATCCAAATCAATAAGTCTGAATCGTGGATGATTAACTAAATGCGAAATATTGTCATGGTTCTTAACACTTAACCTACGAATACCAGCGATAATAGTATGTTCAGTATTTTTTAATAGATAGTCAGCCATGAAGCTGCCATCTTGACCCGTTACTCCTGTAATAATAACTTTTTTCATATAATATAATCACTACAAACTCCAAAGCAGTCATAGTTTTTAGACTGCCAATTTGAATTATTATCAACAATTACTGATTTCTCAACAACAAGTTTATTAGGAAAAGTCCAAATAAAGTTTTTTGATGTCAAGGTATAAGAGTCTCTGTCATGCCAAAAATAATTTTGTTTGTCAGTACAAGCATTTAAAGCATCTAAATTTTTGCAGTGAATCCAAAGACCCTCTTGATCTAAAAAAGCAGGGTGAATGCAATATTCTGGGATGTCATGCCCCAGATAAAACCTACCAAATTCATACCACAGATCTATTTCACAATCATACCCTAGATCCAAAACTTTTTTAATTTGGGCTGGGTGATTTTCTGAATCAGATGGACCATTTAAATTACCCCTATGAGATATGAGCTTCATTATTTATTTTGGATAAATAAATGTTTAGATCTTCTGGAGTGCCTAAGCCCCACATCGCGTTAGCTTCAAATGAAGATATCTTCAGTCCAGATTCTATGGCTTGATTAAAAACAGGACAAACGTAAAACTCGTTATTTACACGAACATCTTTCTCTATCATTTGCTCCGCATATTTGACAAAATCAGACCCTTTCCTCCAGTAATAGTATCCTACTGTAGCATTGTCTGAAATAGGTTTTTTTTCAGCGACCTCTTCTACAAACCCAAATTCATTTAACTTAGCAAAAGACCATTTAGGATGAGTGGATTTAAAAGTCAATATCCCTCCATCAGAATTTGTTTCCTGCATTTTATAAAGGAATTCACTACTATTCCATTCCGCTACCTGATCTGAGTTCGCAAAAAATAAAGGAGCGTCATTATCAATATGTTCTTTAGCTAGTAAAGCAGAACACGCTGCACCTTCAGTAATCCCGTCTACCTCAACAATTTTACAATCTGGAGTAATTAAGTTCAGAAGAGAGTCTAAGTTATATTTAGTTCTATGCGACTTCTGAACGATATAGATATAGTTTGCTTCAATATTCAAATTATCTACAACAACTTGAATCATCGGCTTCTTGTTAACTTCAATGAGAGGTTTTGGAAAAGTATATCCAGCTTGCTCAAATCTACTTCCAGCACCTGCCATAGGAATAAGCACATTCATTTTCTTATTTACCCATTTTGGAGAATATTCGGTCATTTTACTTCTTGTGTCTTTTGTTAGTTTATCATAAGAAATATCTTTAGGTGATTCAACTCTAAAAATATTTGCTCCACTTAATTCTGCTGCCAGTAAACCAGCAGGAGAATCTTCAACAACTAATGTTTGTTTCGGGTTTACTGAAAAATTAGACATAGCCTTCCAATACATTTCTGGATGAGGTTTGCCGTTTTTTACATCTTCGTTAGAAACGATGTAATCGAAAAAAGAAATAATGCCTAATCTTGAGAGAATTGTTAACACGGACTTCCTGATACTATTAGAACAGCAAGCTATCTTATAGCCATCTTGAGATAACTTACTCAAGCAATCTATAAGGTCTTGATTTGGTTCAATACTTGACAGGTAATCTAAAGTTACTCTTTGTTTGTCTTCCCAAACTTTAGAATGAAGTTCTATGGGGAGACCCTTATTCTGACTAAGTAGTTCAAGTTTTCTTGTTGTTTTAAGCCCATCATAAATAGACAAGTGCTCGGATAAAGATATTTTGTATTCCTCACCAAGAGCCTTATTAAGAGCTTTGAAATGAAACTCTTTTGTTTCAATCAACACTCCATCCAAATCAAAGGCTATCAACTTAACTTCGCTCATTTCTTAGGGAAGGCTTCATTACCATGAATTGTAATATTAGCATTTTCAGACATGTTACAATTATATTTAATGCAATGTATATCTAGCGACCCCTCTACTAAATCAACATTAATAAAACTCATTCTATCAATCATTTCTTCATAAGTCCAGCCATGCTTGTCCATCATAGAGTAACACAACTGAGTTTCTGGAGAATTAAAATTCGGCCCTTCTTGTTTATACGACCAAAAATCTAGAGCATATTCATAACTGCTAAAGGTCACAAAATCATGTATTTCATGTATACCGGGTTTGTAATTTAAATAAGAACATAAAGAATCTTCTTTAAGCATTTTCTCAAAAGCTAATTTTATTAAGTCCTTTTGGTTCGTCCACAATAAGTCGCCTCTTACTTTAACTATCCAAGGCTTGTTTATTGATTTTACCCCTAGTTCAGAACTTAAGCATTGCATATTAATATTCCTAAATCCATTAAACTTCGGCTTATCATTTAATAATATAGGAATTTTTTCTCCAATATTCTTTATATTATCTATTGGCTCATCACCCCAAGTAGACCAGACATAAGAAAAGTCTTCGTCAATATTCTCAAGAACTCTTTCATAGCAATCTGTTGGGCCTTGAATGACTATTCCAACATCATTTAAATTAAACTTCTTCATATCTTATCGTATAATTTATTTTGTTTCTTTTGCTTCTCTATATCTTTAACATGAAGAATACTAAACATCTGGTCTATTTTAGCTTGTCCACCAGAACGGAATCCCCTTGGGGTTTCATGCACCTTACCCTCCCACCTAATGTGGCCTTGAGTAGACATAAATCTTAATTGATAGTCTGGATAACCTTCCCAACCCATCTCATTAATTTGCCAATTAAAATTTTCAATATCTTTTTGTGTAGTACCTCTAACCACATTAATCCGAGGGACAGCAAACAAATCATATTGACATGAATCAGCTACATTCCTAATTAAATTTAAAAGACTAAACGGAATTTGCTCATCAGCATCTATTTGGAATAAAAAAGGCTTAGTAGAATGTTTAAATAATTCATTTTTAAATTCTGCAAAATCGTTTTGAAAATCAAAATACTTTAAAGTTAGTCCAACGTATTCACAAAAATCTTGTATTTCCTCAGTGACTTTATTCTTGTCTGCTAAAACAATAATTTCTTCATCTTGTAAAATATAAGGCTCAAGTGAATTAATTAATCTTTTAAATTCAAAAAACTCATCTGCTACGGTTATTCCATAAGTAATCATTTCTCACAAATTATATTATATTCTTCCGTGCGGAACTCTTTAAATCCTAACTGTTTAAGGTAATAAATTAAGCTATTCAACTTAGGTCCACCTTTAGAGAAAGTGCCATCACTATGAATTGCTTCAAAAATAATTTTACTAATGTTTTTGAAGTGGTCTTGGTTTAAACTAAATAAGTTCATAACGTCTAATCCTTCAGTATCAATCGAGAGTATGGTGGTTTCATTATATTTTTCTAATAAATTAGACATGCTAATTGTCTCGGTAGAAATTTTAACTATCTCTTTATCTATGTCATGTATCTGAGTAAAACTTTTATTAATAGAAGCACTTTGGGAAAGTTCTTCGTCCTCTGGTAAATAAAAATTTATTTTATAATCTTCACAACTTATTGGTAAAACAGCGAAACATTCAAAATAACAGTTATCAAATTTTTGATACCTCTTCCTAGCCTCAATTAAACATTTAGGATTAGCATCAACTAAAACTATAGAGTCAATTGAATTGAAATTTTGCTGACAGAATTTGTAAACATGGTCGTCACCATCATTACATCCTATGTGTAAAACATTAAACTTCATAAAAAACTCCTTCTAGGTAAGCACAACCTAGAAGGAGCGATATAAGTCTCTTCGAAGTTTTACTTAACTTCAATCATTATGTCTTTTTTCTCCTCTTTTTCAAGAGGTATTTTGACTCTCAGTAGGCCATTTTTATATTCTGCCTGAATGGAGTCTTTATCAACGTTCTGGTGCAAGGTAAAGTGCTTCTTGACAGATCGTCGAGATATTTTTCTATGGTAGAATTCAGCATCATCATCTTTTTGCTGAGATCCCGCCTCAATCTTTAAGGTTTGGCCAGATACAGATACAGAAATATCTTCCTGATCTAATCCCACCAATGCAAACTCAAGAATAAAATTCTCATCCTTGTCTTTATAAGCATCAAAAGGCTCTGAGCCGGAATACAATGGAGCGTTAGCTTCATTAGCTAACAACTGCATCCGCTTAAAGATATCTCCCTCGAAAACCAAGGGAGCCAACATTTTGTTTATCATCATTGTCATACTACTATTTTTAGTTAGTTTTTGTTTTTCTAGCCCCATTTTGGGTGCTGGAAATTCTCAGACAATAGAGATATACTAAATCAATCTTCGTCGAATTTTGCTTCGTCGATACGATCTAATATAAATGCTATTGTTTCGTCGAGTTCTACCTCGTCTGTAAAATTAATTTCTGGTTCGGTCATAGTGCATGTATATACACAATCTATAACCTTGGGGAATTTTACCCTTCACAAGATTTACATTCCATCATTGATCTTGCTAATTCTTGGCTAGGGTTTGCGCTTCTCTGGTAATAAAAGCCTTTAACTCCATTTTGCCACCCATAAATCAAAAGCTGATTCACTTCTTTAGCAGGGGCTTTGGGAGCAACCATGATATTTAAAGATTGCCCTTGGTCAATATACTTTTGCCTTTGAGCTGCTTGAATAACAATTTCTTTCTGGCTAATTTCTCCAAAAGTTTTGAATACTTCTTTCTCCTCGTTAGATAAAAAAGATAAATGCTGCACTGAACCTCCTTTCCCTAAGATACCCATCCAAACATCATCATTATCTTTGCCCTTTTTAGCTAAGAGAGTTTTTAGGTAAGGATTTCTAAACGTAAATTTACCTTTAGCGAGATCTTTAGTAAAATAATTGCCGTTGAGAGGTTCGATAGATGGAGAAACCTGACCCAAGATGAAGGAGCTACTTGTAGTTGGAGCGATAGCTAAGGTGGTAGTATTCCGACGACCGTAACCCTCACAATACATAGGCTCTCCCAAGCCTAGTGCTAATTCTTCTGTAGCTTCATCTGCCCGACTACGGATGATTTTCCAAATGGAGCTATTCTCCATTTTAGCTTCCATACTTTCAAACCCAATCATCTTGCTTTGTAGGTAAGAGTGCCAACCAAGAACCCCCATGCCCAAAGCCCTATGACGCTTGGCAAAATTATGAGAGGACTCCATGAATGGAATGTTCGTTGTTTTTAAGATGTATTCCTCCATTACTGCGTCAAGAAACTTAACTAATGTCTCAATAGCGTCCGTCTTTATAATATCATCCCATCTAACTAGATTCAAAGAAGATAAACAACAAACGAAAGACTCTTCCTCTTTGGACGGCAAGCTAATCTCATTACAAAGATTAGATGCATAAATCTTCATGTCTTGGTGTTTATAACAGTCAGGTGCATTCTTATTTGCTGTATCTTGAAAAAAGATATACGGATATCCAGTCTCGAAACGCTTTCTAATTACAGAAGCCCAAAGCTGACGTTTTTCTGGATCGCCATCAATCATACTCTGCATCCAACCATCAGTGACAGTGACTCCAAAAGACATATCTTGGATCGCGTTGCCCTCGCTTTTAATGCGGAGAAACTCTTTGACATCAGCATGCTCAATAGGAAGGTAAGCTGCAAAAGAACCACGACGAACATTCCCCTGAGAGACAACAGCAGCTACCTTATCAAACAGTTCCATGAAGTGAACTGCTCCTGATGATTCACCACCAGAATTGATTGATGCGCCACGCTCGCGAAGATCACCAAAGTAAGCAGAAGTGCCTGAGCCATGCTTAGTCTGCATACCTACCTCAGACTGTTTGGCTAGGATGCCATCCATTCTGTCGGGGACGTAGACTCCGTTACAGGATATGGGCAAACCACGATCACGACCAAAATTAGACCAGACAGGAGAAGCCAAGGAATAAAATCCCTGTTTCATATAAAGCTCAAACTTGTCAGCAAATCCATCAATGCTTAGATAAGCTTCAGCAGTATCTGCAATATCACGAATTCTCTGTTCTGGAGTTTCTCCTTTTTTCAGATACCCTCTCTCAAGAAATAATCTTGAGTCATCATTTAGCCAATAGTAGTCAGTCATTTAAAACAAGTCGTCTGCGTTGAACGTCTGCGAATTTTTTGAATACTCGACTGGTCGAGCATAAAAGAAGTCGGTGGCATTATTGCCAAGCAACTCCTCTTCAAACCAGATGGTATCTTTCAGCAGGTTTTTGTCAACATCAAAAGCTTGTTTAAAGCCAATTTTTTTCAGAGAATCATTTATCCTGTTTTTAATGAACTCTTTGAGAACCACAGCGTTAAGTCCTTTCTCTCGGATTCCATTAATCATCCAATCAACAATCTTACTCTCAGCATGGAATGCTTGTTGAGCTTCTTCAAGAACTCGTTGTTCTAATTCTTCGTCAAAAAGCTCAGGGTGCTCTTCACGGATAGTGTTTATGATCTTCATCCCAACAAGAGCGTGAACATTCTCCTCATTCCGTGTGTATTTCACCTGTTGATCAGTATCCTTCAGAACATTTTTGTTTCTAGCAAACCAGTTTATTACGTAAAATTGGGAAAACAACGACACGTTCTCTACGAAAAGGGTAAATAGGATTAAAGCATAAACATATTGCTTCTTGCTATTCTTGTAAAATTTGTGCGTATATTTCCTTAAGTAATTTACTCGTCCCTCAATAAAGTCCAGCTTTAGATTCTGCTCAAATACATCCTCTAAACCCAAAACCTCAAGTAGCCGTTCATAGGCATTATTGTGAATAACTTCGACGTTCGCCATAACAAAGCCCAAGTCGCTCAATGATGGGTGCGGCAAATTGTCTCCCAACTTACTCCAGAACTTTTTAACAGCAACTTCGATCTGCCCGATAGCGGAAAGTGTTCTAACGATTATCTCTTTATCCCTTTCGCCTAGGGAAACATTGAAGTCTTGAATATCAGAAGAAAAACTAAATTCTTTATCGGTCCAGAACCCATTATGCATTGCCTCAATAAACTCTCCTGCCCAAGGGTATTGGTCAGGCTTCCTCGATATCTGTTCTTCAAAAATCATGTCTCATCTATTTACACGAACGGTGTTGATGGGCAAGGAAAAAATGAAAAAAGATGGCGAAGCCATTCTATTAATGCGAACGTAGTGAGTATTAATAGAATACGTATCCTAACTACGTACCCTAACTACGAATCCTAACTGCACTGTAAGGGTTCGTATCCTTGCTACTGCGGCTCCAATACGCCTATTATATCGACAAGAAAATATCCGTCAAGAAAAAAAAATAAGTTGACAAAACTTCACCATATGCGAAAATAATATTTAACAGACAAATGGACTTTCAAAATGCCACAGACCCAGAATTAACTGACTTAATCAAAGAAAAAGATAACGAGGATGCTCTGAATCTACTGATTGAGAGACATTCTGGAATATATGTTGACATAGTTAAGAAATATGGATCTAAATCTTTGCCAAATACCGATATATATGACATTATCTCTGATAAAGATTATATTATCTATAAGGCCGCTTTAGACTATGATGAAAACAAAGCTAAATTCTCTACGCATGTAGGGAATAAAGCTAAATACTTGTGTTTAAGTAAAAAAACATTAAGCAAAAAAAACAAAAGAATGATACCTTTCGATTCTATCGATTACTCCGAACAATCAAAAGAACTCCATCCTGATGAGAAATGTGAAATAAGTGAAAATTTTTCGTCCATAATGAAACTAATAAATGATCACCCCGATAATAGAGTTAAGACCATTTTCAAACAAAGATACTTTGGTGGAGAAAGAGGAAAGCTTAGTACTTGGAAAAATATTGGCGATAATATAGGACTATCTGCTCAAGGATGCATAAACATCCACGACAAAACACTAATAGAATTCCAGAAACAAATTAAAAAAAATGCATGAATTGAATTTAGACGCACCATTTAACTCGTTAAGCTTGGGGAATGTATCCTTAAACTTCTTCAGAGAACTTGTAAAAAAAGATTTAAAATTAAATGTTTTTCCAATGGGAAAGCCTGATTTCTCTGCTTTCGATAAAATGAGTCAAGAGGAGATGGATTCATACAAAGAGGATTCCGAGAATTCTTTGAAAAACCTTAATAGAGAAATACCCACTTTAAGGATTTGGCACATCAACGGTGCTGAGAAAAAAATCGGAGATCGCCAGTTTTTATATACATTCTACGAAGTAGATAGCCCGACAGAAGAAGAGATAGCAATTGTTAAATCTCAAGAGCATGTTTTCTTTTCTTGTTCAGAAGCTGCTGAAATTTTTAAAAGCAAAGGGTGCGATAATGTTTCGTATGTCCCACTTGGTTTCGATCCAGATTTTCATAAGACGGACAAGGAATACCTTGGTGATGATGTGATTCATTTTGGACTTATTGGAAAAATGGAGCGCAGAAAGAATACCCAAGCTTTGATCCAACTATGGTGTAATAAATTCGGGAATAACCCAAGATTCCAGCTAACTTGTTTGGTGGGTAATCCATTTGTTAAACAAGAACAGATGAATAAATCGATTGCTCAGGCGATGAATAATCAAAAATATTCAAATGTAAATTTTTTGTCCCGACTAAAAACAAATAGTGAAGTTAATGAATTAATTAATTCAATCGATATTGACTTATCTGGACTCTCAAACGGAGAAGGTTGGAACCTTCCAGCATTCAATGCGACAGCTCTTGGCAAGTGGTCTATAGTTAGTAACTGTAGCTCGCACAAAGATTGGTCCAATAATAATAACGCAATTCTAGTCGATCCGAAAGGCAAACAACCATGCTATGATAATATGTTCTTTGTAGAAGGGTCTAAGTTCAACCAAGGCGAATATTACCTTCTAAATGGATCAGAAATTAATTCTGCAATGGATACAGCTTGCCAAATGGCTAAATCTGAAAATACAGAAGGACTAAAACTTCAACAGAAATTTACATACGAAAAAACTGTTGAAAAAATCCTAGAAAAAATCTACTAAGATGGCTATTTATATCTACAAACACCCAGAGACAGGAGAACACAAAGAAGTCATTCAAGGAATGAATGAAGAACACACCTATATTGATGAGTCTGGTCTAAAATGGAAAAGAGTATTTACATCCCCGCATGCATCAATTGATACTAAAGATGACGCTTGGGATCACAACAGTTTTGTAGAGAAAACTGGCAAGATGAAAGGAACTGTAGGTGATGTTTTAGATTATTCGTCAGAATTATCTGCTAAAAGGGCAGAAGCTAACGGTGGAGAAGATCCAGTCAAAAGAAAGGCTTTCAAAGACTACGAGAAGAAAGTCGGCAAAAAACACATTTCAGACAAAAAGAAGACTATTGAAACTTCCAAGATTAAAATAGATCTTGATTAAATAGCTACATACGAATTAGCTGGGAAAGGGATAGCTCCTGTGAAATTAGACCCCTCTACAACAAAATAAGCTACACTGGTTCCAGTTAATACATGTCCAGTTACTATATTTTGGGCGAATAAATCTCCAGTCAAAACAGTTTCTAAGTTATTTACCGTTATACCTCCAAGAGCTTCAACTGGAGTAGTTGTGCCAGTTGTAGTATTTGGTTCTATAAGCATGGCGAAATCGTGGCGCACAACCCGATTTTCTAAATACCCTGATGATACAGCTTCACCACCAGTCAATGTTACTACACCGCTAAATTGTACACTAGTATTGAAATCAACATTTCCTGAAAATCCACAATCTCCACTGAATGTGGCGGTTTCACTTGAATCTAACTTAATGTCAGCATCAAAGATAACATCAGTACCACTAAAGGATACGCTATCATTAAACACAACATCATCAGAAAATAAAACCTCATTATTTAAATATACGTTATCATTGAAAACAACATCATCAGAAAACACAACACCACTATTAGGAGTCTTGAACTCGACTCCACTATCGAATGAAATCAAAAGTGAATTATTCTTAGTTATGCTTTGAGCGGTGGTTAACTGATCCGCTATCACCGTAGATCCCGTGATTTGATCCGAAAAAGAAATACTCCTACCACATACTATGGTATTATGATCCCCACTCCGCCCAAAATTAGAATTCTTACCATTTAAGGCTGTATTAAAAGTTCCTGAATTAGCATTAATTGTGCTCCCATTAACCACAACATTTGTTCCTGTAGCGGTATTCAAAATACCACCCAAAGCTTTACCAGTATCGTCGGAAGAATTAGAAGAGTTTGCAGTAAGAAGCTTTTGACTATCAATTAGTAAACTTCCGTCAATTGTGAAATCACCTGTTAAATCCCTTTTTAAATCAATATTAAATCCAGTAATATTGTCTGTAAAAATGAGATCACCGCTTGCACTTAAAAAAGTGGGCAATTGTAATTGTTGTGGTTGAATTTTAGTAAATGCCATGCTACAATAGATTATCTAAATAAGAATACACTTTTTCTATGAAATTCACACTTTACAAGCCAAATGCCAAAAATACTGGATCAGCATTCACTTTTGATTGCACTAAAGATAGAAATGGTAATCCAGTTCTTTTCGTCTCCATGATTCTTCAGTATGGCTGGAATGATGAACGTAAAACAGGCTCCTTTAAGGAAAACGCCAAGAATCCAGATAAATCCACTACAATTAAGCTCACAGACATTGAAGCTGGAGAGTTCCTATCCTCAATTAAAACTCGGATTCCATTCTTGGGTTTTCATAAAACAGAAGAAAAAACAACAATTATCAAGTTTACCCCTTGGGATAAGAATCGAATTATCAAAAATAAAGATGGTCAAGAGACATTTAAATCACCAGCTTGGGGTCTTACGGTTACAAAAAATTCCTCTCAATTCTTTAAGCTGCCAATCGAAGCTGGAGAGTCTGAATGCCTAGCTGTTTTGCTTGAAGGGTATATTAAACAGAGTCTGACTGCTAAGTCAGAGGCTTATAAACAAGACCAGCCACAAAAAACTTATAAAAAACCTGCCCCTAAAGCGCCCGTAGTTGAGGATGAAGACGATGATGATGTCCCATTCTAAAATTAAAGTATTAGTCCAATCTAACTATTCCCGTATGGTGACGGGCTTCGGGAAGAATATGAAGAACATTCTTCTCGCTCTTTATGATGATCCAGACATTGAAGTTATAGAAGCTGCGAATGGAGTCCCTTATGGAAGAGATATTCACACCCCTTGGGAGTCTTATGGAACATACCCTTCAGATCAAAATACGCTAAGTGTTATAGAAAAAGACCCAGCAAAAAAAAGAGCAGCTCAATACGGGTTTTATACAATTGATAAAATTGTAGAAAAAGTAAAACCAGATGTATTTTTAGGGATTGAAGACGTTTGGGCTTTCAGGGAATACGAAAAGAAATCTTGGTGGTCTAAAACAAAAAAGATTATTTGGACAACCTTAGATAGCTTACCTATTTTAGATCAGGCTGTCGAAATGGAGCCAAAATGTGACCAAATGTTGGTTTGGGCTAGCTTCGCTGAAAAGGCAATGAAAGAGCTTGGCCATGAAACAGTAGAGACTGTTCACGGAGCTGTAGACTACAGTCACTTTAAACCTCTTGATAATAGGGGAGAGCTGCGGAAACTTCACGGTCTTCAAGAAGACTTCGTAATTGGATTTGTTTTTAAAAACCAACTAAGAAAGTCTGTACCAAATCTACTTGAAGGATTTAAAAAATTCAAAGCAAATAATCCGAAGGTTTCAGCCAAACTTTTACTCCATACAGATTGGGGGGAAAAGAGTATGGGATGGGATATCCCAAGATATCTAAAAGAAAAAGATCTTGAAGACGGTAGCGTCTTGGCAACTTATGTGTGCCATAAATGCGATGATTACTTTATTCAACCATATTCTGGGGAAGACAAAGATTGCTCTTCTTGCGGTTCTAAAAAATCTGTAAAAACCAAAAATAGCGGTAAAGGGGTGGGAGAAAAAGAGTTAAATGAAATATACAACATGATGGATGTTTACTGTCATCCATTTACAAGTGGAGGTCAGGAGCTTCCAATTCAAGAAGCTAAAGCTGCTGGTCTCATTACTCTTGTTACAGACTACTCTTGTGGTACTGACTCCGCATATGAGCATCAAGGTGGGATTCCCTTATCTTGGAATGAGTATAGAGAACCAAGCACTCAGTTTATTAAAGCTACCACATGTCCAGATAATATTTGCGAGAGACTACAACAAGTTTACGAGATGGATACAGAGTCTAAATCTAAACTTATTGAAACTTCCAAGAAATATGTTCAAGAGGAGTTTTCGGTTCAAAACACGGTAAACAAATTAAAGAGTTTTATAAAATCAGTTGAATTAAGGATAAAAAAAGAAAAGGAAGAAGAGTCAAAAGACTCTAATCCAAAAATAGAAGACTTTATAAAAGACATTCCTCTAAAAGACAGAATTGCTGTTGTCTTGCCAAGGTCAGCTGGAGATGTATTAATGGCAAACTCTCTAATGGAAAACCTACAAAACCTCTACCCCGACAAAAAAATATTTTTTGTCACCCAGCCAGAATTTTACGACCTTATTAATGACAACCCTTTCGTTCATAAAGTTCTTCCTTATTCAAAGTCATTTGAAAACTTACACGCTCTTGAAGGCAGGGGGGACCACAAAGGTCTTTTCGATATAGCTTTTCTCCCTCACTGTATGACACAGAAAACGTACAGCTATAATCATAACGGAAAAGATAAAACTCAATTTAGATTAAGATGAGCCACTTAGTAGAAGTTTACGCAAAGGATTTGGGGGTTAAAATTGGCAAACCGTATTTCCAACCTCATTTCTTTCCTATTCTTGAAGAGAATTATATTACTATCCACAATGATAATAAAGTTCAATCCAAAGAATACGATTATTGGGAAGAGGTTATTTCTTTAGTTAAGCAACAAGCTCCAGATATTAAGTTCATTCAGGTAGGCTCTGGAAAAGAACCAAAAATAAAAAATGTTACGAAGTTTGCTGCTACCCACAGTATCAAACAATCTGCTTACATTATTAAGAATGCACTAATGCATGTTGGTACAGACAGTTTGCCAGTTCATATCGCGTCATCGTTTGATAAACCAATTGTTTCCATCTACGCTCATACATATGCTTCCACTTGTTGTCCTGTCTGGGGGGCCAAAAAGAATCATACAATGATTGAGTCCCATAGAGACGGCAAGAAACCATCTTACTCCTTAAAAGAGCATCCCAAACAAATCAACTTGATCAAACCAGAAGAAATAGCGAATGCTATTCTAAAAAAATTAAGTAAAAAGAAAATCTCTAGAAAAACAATTTTCATTGGCGACAAATATAAGGAAAATTTAATTCATGTCATACCAGATAATAAATATTCATTGTCTAACAAGAAGGTGGTTCTTAGATTTGATTTACTGCATAACGAAGAAAATACCCTTCATCTATTCAAAGATAATCAAGTATCAATTGTCACAAGCAAACCTTTGGCAGATGAAATTCTAAGTCAAAGAAACATTGACTGCATTAATTATTTATCTGATAACTTTGATGCAGAATTTATTGAACGAACAAAAAAGAAAGGCATCGCCTTACGTTTGTTTTGCACAAAAGAGGAATTCCTCAATGAACAGAGACATAAATTTTTTGACATACAGATCCCCCTAATTAACGAAGCAAAAAAAATAGAGGAAGCAAAAAAAATAGTTACACTCCCGAAAAAGAACTTTAAAATAAAATCTTACACAATTTTTTTCAAAAACGGGGAAGCGTATCACTCTCTTTTTGAAGCCAATGGAAAAGAAAATTTAGATGATATTTTTATTGACTTAGAGAAACTCATGCTTTATACTGATTGAAATGAGTGATAAAAAGATTTACGGACCCGACCTTTACAAGCGTAATGAGCATGGACTTTTAGAAAATGCGAAATATGAATTTAACGAGGACGGCTCTGTAGATTGGAGAGCTATGATTAAGTCGGAGTTTCTCTATCCAAATAAAGGATGGTTCGAAGCTCGCAAAAAAGATGTGCCTACCTCTCCAGAAGGATTGGATGATAAACAACTTTTAATTATGTTGGGGGGGATTAAAGAGTTAGCTCGTCTCCGGGGATTTGAAGGCGTTTCATTTGAAACTAGTCATCTTAGCGACACTTATGTTGTGGCTACTTGTGAAATCGTTTGGTCTCCCAACTATGAAAGCAATAAGGAGCGAATTGTCTACCAAGATGTTGCTAATGCTACACTTCAAAATACAGGGTCTTTCGCAGCAAAGTTCTTAGAAACTATTGCTTGTAATAGAGCTTTTGTAAGATGTGTCCGTAACTTTCTAAACATTCATATTGTTGGAGCTGATGAGATAGACAAATCAAAAGATTCTGTAAATTCATTTTCAGTAGAAGCATCTAGCGATGAACCTTTGGAGAAAATTCTATCCCCTAACGCGAGACTATTCCAAGATTGGCAAGATCATGGTGGTGGAGGTGGAAATTTTAACGATTTCAAAGAAACTCTTCGATCCTTATGGAAGAAAGAAATTTATCAGAATGGGGATGCTCAAAATTGGAATGACTTCAATGACGTTCCCGCCAAAGAAGCTCGCAAAATTAGGGCTGCACTTAAAAAATTATAACCCCATGAAGTTCCTTTGACCAGCGGAGAATCCTACAAAATTCCTAGATGTTGAAGCTTGGTCATTAGCAAGAATAACTTGTTCGTCAGGTCTGAGGATTTTAACCGCAGATTCATTAATAGTAGTTGTGATTCCAGACGATCCTAATTTTAAAGAAATGCCAGACATCTGTAGAGAAAATCTAGTTGGCAAAGATAATCCGACTATAGTCCTTGAAGAACTTTGCAATGGTGGTTGATTAGAAATACTCGCAGAAATTCCTGATTTTTTCAGACTCTTCACATTAGATAAGTTTAAGTTACTTATATTTAGTTGAGCTGGATGTAATGGGGAGCCATTAGCGCCATTTCTTTCGATTGAGTATTTTCTTAAATCAAACCTTTCGCTAAGTTCATCTAGCTTTTGTGCTCGCTCATCAAGAGCATCTCTCCTTTTTGCGGCCCTTTCTTGTTTCTTTTTTTCGTCCTCTGTTTCTGGTACGCTAACAGGTCTTTTTCCCCTGTTGTAAGTAGCCTTCATAGTATGCTCTTCAGTCACAAGGTCGTTAAATAACTTCTTTGATTTCTCCATCATTTCTTTTATTTTAGTGACAAATGCAGGACTAACGGCCACAAACTGCCTCTCACTCTTCGGATGAATAAGTCCTTCTCCAGCTTTAGCTGGAGGGAAAAAAGCCTGTTCATCGCAAATCTCTTTCCATTTTAGATCTGTGGCCTCTAGATCCAGAGTACTTTTGTTGTTTTTGCTATTAAAGCCAAAAAATACAAAATCACCACCTCCAACTGCGTCTTGTTTACCATCATCCCAAAAACCTCCGATTTTTAGTGCTTCAGGATCTTCCCCGTTTCTCTTGAAAGCCGTCCTAAGATTCTCAATTCCATCTGTTTCAGATAATTTTTGCTTTAGCTCAAATGGCCCTTCTATACTTAAAGGAGAGTTTTTAAACGCCATTCTCGTTGCTTTCCAGCGACCAAATTTATTGGAAATATACAAACCACAAGTTATGGCATCAAAATAAACTTTTAACTTATCAAAAGCATCATTGTTAAAAATATCTTCGAACTTTTCCTTTATTGTAGCAGTTTTGTCGAAAAGAGGTATTAGATGTGCGTTTAAAAGGTCAAATTTGCCACACCTCATGTGCTTGTCTGCTTGTCCTGTATCCCTGAAAATCTTCTCATAAGTATCCCAATCGCCCTCTTTTGAGAGTTTAGTATAATCTGGCCAATCGTCACCCCACTTTAGATCATGCGTTATTGTAGCTATATACGCATAAATAGAGAACAATTGGGATGATTGAAATTTATTAGAAGCATAAAGAATATAAAAATATTGCAATATTTCATGATTAAAATCTAATCTTTTTATGAATTCTATAGGCTTCCATTTATGAAATCTTGTTAATCTGTCTCTATCTGGTATCTCGAAAGTAGTCTCGTTACGCTCAATAGTTGAAGCATATACATCAACAATTTTTGGAGTTTTGAAATCAGTACTAATAGATCCACTAACATACTTGGATTTTAAAGAACCATCTTGTGTTAAAGGGTTGGTAACTTGAAACTGAGCGCTGTTGGCAGAATCAACCATAATAATTCGCCCAGCTGAAAATGGATCTGCATACCAATAATACCCAAATTTAGAAGCTATGGAAGAAATAATACTATCTAAACTTCCAGATTCAGTTATTAATACAGATTCTGAACTAGGTAATCCAATAACACTTATCCCAACTAACCCGAAAATTGTTTGAACTTCTCTTAGGGTATAACCATATTTTAAATTATAATTAGCAAAATCTGGTTGCGATTTGTAAAAATGACCAACTTTATCAGAGTTGAAGCTTAACTTTTCTTTTAACTGCCCGTTCTGATAAACTAGAGAAACTTTATCTCCGTCAAAAGCAATAGAGCTTTCTTCATTATATATATTCCCAGCATATATTAAAGCACCACTTTTAGTAGGCGCATTATAACCAAACTTAAGATTCGCTGAAACGGGAGAGCCAACCACTTCTCCAAAATAAGGGATGGTTATTCTATCACTTGTTTGATTAGCTGAAGCCCTTGCATTACGGCTCCCACTCCCAAAAATTGGTCTTTTTGGCAAGTTAACTGGTATATTTTCTCTTGAGACACAGCCACCAGAAGAATCACTATTACCAAGATTTACGTTAAAATTATTGGGTTGGAAAAATACGCCTCCTCCTTGACCACCTCTATATTTAGGATCAAAATCTCTACCCCGAACAATTACAGCGTGAGATTTTAGCAACAAGTTCGTAGTATCTTCGTATGACCTCGATATTGCAGTGTGCCTTGCGTCTTGAGATACGGTTCTAGACACTTCAGTAAAATTACCAAGAATATTCTGTAATCTTTCATTTGTAAACGTTGTTACGCCTCCCCCTACCCCAATCAAAGATCCCAAATTCTCCTGAGTATCTGTTACTAAATCTTTAGCGCCTTTTACCGAAGTAACAGTCGCAGTATGTCCTCCATTATTAGAGAAATTAATATCTAAAGAGGTGATTGTTTCGTTGCATCCAATAGCCATTATAAATTATAAGTTATAAATATCTTCTTCTAGTATAACCCTAGTATTAATAAATACTTGAATTCCTGTTTGTATCATTTCATGGACACCTGTATTTAATTCTAAAATATCGTCTGAAATCTGCTCCATTCCATTTAAGTAAAGATCGCAATGCCCCTCAATAAAACCAGATCCAAATAAATCAGGTCCATCAGAATACACTTCATTTATCCTATCTTTTTTTGGTATAGCGAATAAATTACCTGTAGTTCCGTAGGCTGGGACTTCAACACCAGTGAATTCCGCGATTGAGTCCTCAGTATATTTTAATTTTTGTCCGTTTAAAAAAACATCATAATTTGTCCAGAAATCTTGTTCTGTTGCAGCATTAGAATAAGCAGAGTGGACTTTAACTCTAAGAGCACCATGATCTAAAGGATTAGTAGTCGAGTAAATTAAAATCCCAGTAGCAAAATCTCTTTTATCATAATTTACGATATCTTCGTTAGAAACATCCAATTCTGGAACAAAATGAAAAACATTTTGCCCACTAATAGTGTCCACGAAATATTCGCCACTTGCTAAGTTATAGTATGACTGTCCACCTTCTACGGTCACCTCCTCTCCACCTTCCAAAAGAGTTTGGGAATTAAAACTTAGTAAAGAACTATGGTCGCCTGTAACTACATTTAAATCAAGAGCAGAAGCTTCAAATTTTAGCGACCCATCTTGATTTACAACAAAAGGATATTCGGGTCTAAGGTACGATTCATACTCAACAATATGAGACTTCCTGTTTTTCTCTAAAAAGTTAAGAAAATTCCCTGTAGCAGAGCCGTCTCCCGTTGTTAAAACGTAATTAAAATTCATGACCTACCTCCCATGTAGTAAATATAATCTTTAAATAAATCTCTCCCATCTTCCTCAAAAGAAACGCCAGAGGTTGCTGGTGTAACTTTTTGCCAAGTCTGGATTATTGGAGTATCAACTACCCCACTGACTTCATCTAGAGTCCCATAAACTGGTGTTTTGCCATATAAATTAATGGAGATATTACTACCACGATTACCAGTAGTCAAAGTTTCTGCATAAGTTTGTATAGATGAGGACACATCATTTAAGCCTAATGTATCATAAGCATCTTCTCCCGTAGGATAATATAGGTATCCCGAACCATCAACTAATGCCCCTAACTCTTCTTTATACTGGCTTGTAGTACTTCCATTATTAAAAGTATAGTATTTAAAGTATTTTTCTCCTTCTTGACGAGCTGCACTACTGGTAGGTGATGTTGACATCTGAAATGTTTCTCTACCCGTATTTATGGTTAGAGTGCCTGTAACCTCATATTCATAACCAGTAACGCCCGTTTTATAAACTATGGAATTCGAGTATCCAGTCACTCTAGAATAAGAGTTTACTTGTTCTGCATTAAAGGTATATTCACTAAGAGACGCTTCTCCTATATCTTTCAGAGTTAAAGGGTCATAAGCTCCAGAAAGAATCGTAAAACTGTTTAGATTGCCTGAGAATTCATCGTTTTGATAAAATTCATTTGTTCCACCTAATAGTAAATCTCCTGTAAAAGAAATTGAATTTTCGTGAACTGGAACCTCAAGTGTTTTGACTAAATCATTAAAGTAATCAAAATAACTTAATGATAATTTGGTTTTATTTGCAGAAATACCTATGATGTTTCTTTTTGATAACTCTGCATCATAAAGAACTTTTATTGTTTCTTCGTCTTCTCTATTTAAATATTGTAAAAATAAATGACCACGATCAGTCACTCCGACATTAAAGCCAGATGATGTTACGTAATTTTCACCTTGTCTAGTGACTTCTCCTAATCCATATGCTCCAACTAAAACTCCACCGCTAACACTTTCACAAAAATTAAAATCTACTATAGTCGATATATTGTTTAAATTTAATCCATCCAAAGGAATCAAAAAGTTTCCAGAAGTAAGATTACATTCAGAACTATCAATAATATGGTCTATTTTTGTTTCAGCAGCGCTAGAAAGTGATGCAGTTGCACCCAGAGCGAAACACTTGTGTAATGAAGGATCATTGCTAATAGAGGAGTTACTTAAGAACCCAGTAAATTCATTAGAGACACTCCCTGCTGCTGAAGTTGAAGAAGGAGAAAAATTTGTAAAATCAAAAAAAGCAGAAAGTCTTTGGTTATCACCAAAACTTTCCTTGAGTTGAAAATTTAAACCTTGCTCACTCATTAATAATATTTAGATAAATTATAAGAAATTTGATTACTACCAGTTTGATAAGACTCACTTATATTGTATAAACCACTCACATAATCTTGAGTTAAGTTTTTTAAATCATTCAATTTACTAGAATCATCGGTTGAATTAGCACTCACAGAGTATTTGCCGAGAGTTCTGGATATTACTGTTTGAGCAGAAAAACCGCTAATGGTTTCTTGTACTTGTGATAACTGTATTGGTTTTTTGTCCACAATGCTTATGGAGAAATTTTTTAAATCTCCATTCGATAGATCAATTGAATTATTATAATTATAAGAGTAATTCAAAATGTTTTCTACAGGATCTTTGTTTATTGAAAAATTAATCTCTCCAGTGTTTATGTAAGAAGATTTAAATTGATATCCCGTAGCAATTCCCGTAAAATCATCCATTGCTTCGTAAGCAATCAACTCTGGATTAACTTCTGAAAAAGCTGACTCAATAGCTTGGAACCTAGCACTATCTTCAAATTCTCCTGTGTCAGAGATAAATTCCGCACCTCTATACCTTAATTGCCCTTGCACCCCAATTGATGCAACAGGCGCATCTTTTGAAATGCTTATTGATGTAGCATAAGTATGCACAACATTACCATTAATAATGTCCAAATTCTCTGGATCAGAAAATTGGAATGAAAACCCTAAAGTGTTAGAGCCAGTGTCTAAATCATACTGGAAGGACGTAGGTCCGTCCGAAACGAAACTATACACTCCTGATTCATAATCAGAGTAAGAGCTTACAATAGCGTTAAGTGCGACCTCGGTAGCGTTTTCTAACGTGAAATCACCAGTGGACAGTAACCCCTCCTGTGTTCCAGTATTTGCATCTATATTCCCTTTTACAGATCCCTGTATAGAAACTGACAGTCCTTCGGTAAGACCGTAAGATATAGAGGTTTGAACCCCCACAACCCCGCTGATATCTTCAAAGATTGGATCTTGAGAAGTGGAGTATAAGTAAGTCTCCGTCACTCCATAAACATTACTTTTATTGTCTATGTTCTCCACTCTAGATTGCAGGTATGCGTCTCCATCCGGGCTATTAAATATCGCTAGATCGGAAAAGCCTTCCTCTAACTCCCCAGTAACAAAAAACCTAGCGTTATCTAATTCAGTTCCACCATCCACCTTTAATCCTCTTGCAGAGACAGTATGAGTGGCTAATACAGTATTATTTTCTTGCTCCTTATATTCCCAATTATTTTGTGGATCTGCAATTTTAAAATAATTTGAAAATGTTTCTCCACTATAATAAGTTAAGGATAAACTATATGGTAATAAAGTAGTTAAGTCACTCTCATTAAATGAAATTGATTTCACAGAGGATTTGGGGCAAACCTTTTCTTCGTTATTGACTGTAATTGTTAAGTCTTGATATTCATTTAAAAACCCGCTTATCATTTGCATTTTTTGCAAGTCTAATTCAGATAAATCAGATCCTGTAAAATATCCAACTAAATTAACGGTTATTGTGCTATGATCGTAATTACCCGCAACAGAAATGGCTTGATCCTCCTCTGCTACCAACGGTATTGGATCGGGGAAGCTGTAACTCCCATATGTTATAGAAATAGCCATGTTAAGCGATTATATAGTTTATTACACGGGTTGTGCTCCCATTAGCTAAATCTATAGAAATTTGATCGCTTGTTCCATAAAAATTAGCTTCTTCTAAAGCTGCATTCATTTCACTAGTCTTACCATTTAGAAAATCTTTCCCGTGGAACATTCCGTACTCTGGAGAAGCTACAGATGTTAAAGTAACAGTGGCACTCCCAAGGGCATTGAGGTTTGATGTAATTAACTTTTGTCTGAGATTAATCAAGTCTACAACAGCTTGTGTTCTTGGTATTTTTTCTTGTTTAGATACTTGTATTTTATATTTTAAAATCCCGTTTGGTAAAGCATTAGAATCATATGCTTCTTCAGTTGTATAATTTATAGTCTCCGTAATTGTACCTTTAGACTTTTGGATATTACAAGATCTCGACTTTTCATAAATAGCTGTAGCTTCAGAAAATAAACCTGTCACTTTAGATTCATTGTCGCCCTTTGAAGACTTCCATGTTTCATAGGCTTTTTTATACCTTTCTATTTCGCTTTTCCCGATTGACTTATAGACTACATTCAGAGCGTAATTTAAGAAACTACCTTCTTTAACTTGCTGGCAACTATAATACACAGAGTTATCTATGGACACTTTTGGATCTGTAGAAAAAGTTATTGTGACTTGTGCTGATCTACTATCCTTAGATACCCCCTTTTGAATCACTGAAGGTTCACCAAATCCATTAGACTTTTCTGTGGTTATCGTTTCATCTATAACTGAGCCAATAGCTTGTTGCAGAATGTTGGAAGAATCTAACCTTAAAGAAGTTAAAGATATATTGAGAGTTTTAGATAAGTAACCTCTTTCATCTACAGACTCACTAGTTGTAATCAGTTTAGATACCCCAGAAGCCTGATCAATAAAAGAAGAAGAGAAGTTTTCGTTTAAATCAACTTTTAAATTAATTAAATCAAGAGACTGATTAAGGGTTCCATTAAAGTTCTTATTAAATTTAGCATTTTCAGAAATTCCATCTTCATAATACCCAATTGATGGCCTATTTTCATAATAATAAGTTGTCAGAAAAGACTTTGCATTATTTAAAAATTCAGACCCAGCATCTTGAGCGTATTGTATTGATATATCTCTTGTATACGAATATCCCGAATCAGATCTACTAAAACTATAGTTTTCTTCGAAGTTGGAAAGTAAATGTGGGCTAGGAATATACTTCGCAAAATTTGTAGAACTATAATCATCTAATCTACGCCTCTCCTCAATTACCAAATTTACAGTCTCTTCAGCGTTGAGAGACCCTTCCGGGAAAGACATTGAAACAATTAACCCATGTAGGATTTCATCTCCTGCAATTCTAGCTGTTATGTTTTTTCTTTTATATGCAGCTCTTAGTGCAGACCGACCAGACAAAAGAACACCATCATCATTGTCGAAGTTAATATCTTCTACTTTGATATTGTATGTTAACGTAATAAGATATCCAAAAATCTCAGACTCACTAAGATAAGAATAACTTATTGTAGATGAAGCATTAATAACATTGTTAACAATTAAACTCATATAAATATTTTTAAATTAATCGCTGCCTTCAAGTGGTACGGGAGTAGGTGCGGGAGCAGGAGGACCACCCATCATGTTAGCGAGCTGACCACCCAGATCATCAATTTGGAATTGTTGAGATTTAATTTGTCCACCTAATTCTTTTATTCTTGCCTTATCTGCTTCAATTATTGCTTCAGCCTGTTTCCTTAACTCGTTCACCTTGGCAGCGACATCTACTAATCCAGAAGTTGCTTCACCCGCCGCATTCAAGCCATCAGCCATCCTCCGAGCCTGTTCTGCGGATCTTCGCAAGTCATCAACGATCTTTTTCCCGAATTGATCGCCTAATTTACCTATTTGATCATCTAGGAATTCGCTTCTTCTCTTGTTATCCCCTATTTCGTCGTCTATTTCTCCAGCTCTTTCTCGGTCTCTCCCAGATCCTCCTAATGAGTAGATCAGTTCAGAATCTCCGGGTTTTGCTCTTTCCGGCATCACCCCATCTGTAACAACAGATTCTTCGTTAACTTTATCAAAAAATGCTTGGTTCTTCTTCCCTTGACTACTGTCATCTAATGTGAAACCAAAATGATCGAGAACTTTATCTTC